ATAAGGTGCAGAAATCTCATAAGCCTCTTGCTGAGTCCAATATGTCGTTTCTGTTGATGGGTTTTTATCTGTTCCGGACTTAATTGAATAATAAACATCTGCATTATACGTTACAAAATCTTCAAATGCGTCGTAAGTAGTCGCAGCACTCCATGTTGCTGGAGAATCCGCTGCAATTTGACCTTGATCCGTAAAGAATCTTATATAATTAACTCCAAACTCAAGAGCATAAGCCTGTGATCTTGAGAATATGTAAGGAATAACGCGGGCTTTTGCAGTCTCATCGCCCTGTTTCGATACGAAATACGTCCCGGGACGGTTGCTCGCTCCACCATATACATGAGGAATCATATTCCTACAATACTTTAATCCCGTCGTATACTTCGCAAGATCAACACGCGTCCATATCTGAGGAGAAAACTCACCACCAGCAAAAGATGTTTGTGCGTACGTTAATGGCATTACCTTGAGTTCCTATATGAAGATGTAATTTCTCGCTTATTAACTTTTTCAGAAAAACCTATTACCTTTGCCTCTTCAATAAAAGCACGGGCAATCGTCATAATATCTGTCCCGGACTTAATCGTTCTCAATAACGTATGCGCTGCACTCGCCGCAAGTTTATACGATAACGCCATAACAAATTTTGGTGAATAAAGAGCTGTATCAATAATTTTATATGTATACTCGCAATAAGCGTCGTCTAAATTTGTCCCAATTATCCTTCGGCTATATGTCGGTTGGTATATCGTTTCAAACTGCTGTTCCTCTTTTGCTGTCATTGTCCCTTCGTTATAAACAACCCAAACAGTCATAGCTTCTGTTGGTCTAAGGTATGAGTTTTCCCATTCCAACTCAAGAACTGTATCAGTAACGGATACAAGTTTCTCTTTAACCGTAGCAAACGGCCACCGATACTCGCTGAAAAGATCTTCAAGGCACGGATTATAAAGCGTGTTTAAAGCATCAGCAGACGGATTATTCGCGTCAACACTTGTGACTTCTTTCATTCCAAGATGAGTTAATGCAAGATTATAAATATCAATTTTAGATGACATATCAATCCTTTATGGTAATAGGGGGGACGAATCCCCCCGTTTACCTCAGTTTTTCTTTTTGCGTCCGCGCGTTTTAGGAACCTTTGGTGCTGCCTCTTCTGCTTTATACGCAAACCCTGAATTGGGTTTTACAACTTTATGCACTTGAGACAACGCAACAGGAGCATTTTCGTTTACGGGTTCAGGTTTCTTTTCAGCATTATTGCCGATCTGCTTGAAGTGATGAGGAGGAATAACGTTGTTTCCAACCGGAACCGTTTCCCCTTTTCTCCACCTCTTGCCTTGAAACCCTACGCAATCACGAATAACTTCATACGTTTTCATTAATAACCCCTTATGCGATTAGTAATGCGTTAATATCAGCGTCTTTAACAATAAACATATCATACGTTCCTGTCAGTAACGGACCAGTCGCGATCGTAATATATCCTCGCAGATACCGCTCAACTCCCGAAGGAATACGAGCTTTATATACGATTGTGTTAGCTGTCAAAGAAGCCTTTCCAATAGCACCGGACGAAATAAGAGACGTTGCAGAAGCAAACGTCGCTGTGCTATCAGTCTGTAATGCAAACGTCGCTGTAGCTGCACCACCTGCAGTACAAGCCGTTTCAACTCTACAAACGAACCAGTCACCGACGTTAGCATCACCAGCTGCGATTGTGTCAATATAGCTGTCAGACGCAGCACTAACAGTTGAATCTTGAACGTCTGCAAGCAATAAATAAGCATCTAAAATCATTATAATTCTCCTTTTATTTCAGTTGGTGATTAAGTCAACGCAGTTTCGGTTGAAAGAATCGAATCAACTCTACGACAAGGAATACTCATAAACTGAAGCTCTTTACGAGATAAACCACTTGCCCCGACGACATCATTAACAGAAAGATGTACGTTAGTTTTATCCATGAGTTTTACACGAAGCATTGAGCGTGTTGCTCTGTTCATGTAAAATACAGGACGATATCCACCACCTGGCGGCAGATAATCAATCGCCATGCTCATATACTTAATCAAATTAGCTGATGTATCTGAAGAATCGCTTGACGTAGCAAGATCTGAAACGTCAATGTTAGCAATACGAACAACATTACGGTAATCGGCAATAGCGATACCACACATCCATTGATACCAAGATATGTACGCACGCATTGTCGCACCGGTTGTCGTACTTGTAATGACATCCTGAAGACCTAAATCTTCATGCTGAAGACCAGCCTTTGAACCCTTTGGAAAAATACCGAAAACTTTATCCATAGCCCAACCAACAAGCCAGATGGACGTATTATCGGAACCTGTTCCACCAGCGTCAATAACCTGCGCTGATGTCGTTTCGCCACTTAAAGAATAATAACGTGACGCCAATCCGTTAAACTGCTCCGGATCACTTGAAATGTCACCATAAATAAGAGCGTCAGCGAGTCCGTCAGATAAACCCTCGATAAATCCCTTATCCTGTGACATACGATAAGCTGCCGTATTGCCGTTAAGCTCAGCGACATTCTTATCAATCTGGTTTCGTGCCTCAAGAATAGCGCACCCTTCAACGATCTGCCCGGTCGTGCTTTTTGCCGGGACAACACCTTGGTTTAACAATCTAAACGTAGGCGTTGGTAAACTTGTCCTGATATTCAACTGATGTCCCGTAGGGAGGTTTCCCTGCGCCCATGGGATATCTTCAAGAATATCATTGTAGTTCTGCATTATTTCTGCTACTGCGCCAACATTACCATTCGGATCCATGATTCTAGCAATATCAAGCAAAGTAGGCATATTAGAACCTAAAGCGGCCATAATTATGCTCCTTTATTTTTTCATTGATGGATATAGCACATCAACTGGATTAACTTTTCCAGACGTGCTTCCATCTGGAAACGCGTCCTCGCTGATGGCTTTTCCTGCCTTAACGAGAAATCTTACCATTGCTGGATGATTCCCCACTCCGGTCTCATTTAACATTTCGGACAACTGTTCATCTCCGAACTTGTCCCTTACTTTAGCCACATACGCAAGAGCTTTCTTGCTTTCAATCCCTAACTCTTTAAGAGTCTCAGATTTCCAGCCTTCAATCGTCTCTTCGTATGCCTTTAACGATGCCTGTTTGATGCTTTCTCCCTGCGCTTCAACAAGCGGAGCGTATGTATCTGTGAGCTTCTGTGCTTGTTCTTGAGTTATTCCTAACTCTTTAAAGACAGGTGTAAACGCTTCAAGCATCGCCTGATCTAACTCCATTCCTTCGGCTACTTTTAAATCGTATGCCTCAGGAACTTCACCCTTATTTTCATCCTCGGTCTTATCGCCACCTTCATCGGGCTTTGATTCGTCTTTAGCTGAACTTGCAAGGGTTTTTTCCTCCGGATTAATAGCGGGAGTTTCTTCTACAACAGGGGCATTAGTGTCATCTGTAGCGACTGTTGGTTCAATAATTTCATCACTCATCTTGCTCCTCCTCTTGAGACTTAACGGCTGAGATTGCTTCAGATTGTATCTGTGCAAACATCTGGTTATTGGCTTCAAATATCTCATCTTGAATCCAACGACCAATCTTTTGCGCGCCTATATTGTAAAAGGTTTGTGAGTTTCCTGTCATGGGATCTCGATACAACCCTGAAATACCTAACAATCTCCAAACAATCCTTCTACCTTCAGGCAGAGACAACACTTTTCTCCAATCGCTAAGCTCCTTTTTACGTTTAGATTTCTGTTTTTTCTTATCTTTTTCTTGTCTTTTTGGGTCTAGTATATCGCTCATGTATTTGATCCCACCATGCTAGATGCACGAGTTAAGGCATTATCGCCCTCCATATCCGCAGAAGCTAGATTCTTTGCCACGTTAGCCCCTTGGTCGGCAGCAGCAAGATTCGTCATCATCTGTTGAGCTTGCGCGCGCTGGTCTCTTACCATTTTAACTACGCGTTTATCAATTACTAACTTTGCCGGGATTCCTTCCATATTGGCATACTCACGAGCAGCTTCATCAAAGTCAATCACATCAAGAACCTCTGGTTTAACTGCTGCAATGTTTTGTATACGATTCAATGTCCTATCAATCGAAATAGCACCAATAGCCTTTTGTGCCTGTGATAAAATTGATATGAACTCAATCTTTATGTCTTGACCTGAAATCTCTTCAGGCGGAGGAAGGAATAAACCGTTCCTATCCATAATCGCATATAGACGCTCAAGGAATCCGGTCAACATCTCTTTATTCACGCGGTTAAGCAACGGACCCATCATCATCACATTCTCTTGTTCACGTTGTGCAACCTCCGTCGCTGTCATGTTTGTCTTATCGAAATTAACCATCATCAAGAATACATTCACAAAGAAAGTCTTATCAATAGCCTCTTTCAGCTCAACCTTTGAGTTATGAAGCGATTCAAGATTAGGGTTGATCTGATACGCTGGCTTCGCTCCGGTATTTGGATTATTGCTTGTTGTCTTTGTCTTACCACCAGGCATATAATTCGATACACCAGACACCGTGCTATCTTCAATCATCGGAGGATCATAGCTTTTTTCTTTCGATATCAACTCATCAAGGCAAGTCTTCTGCAACTGTTTGACGTTACCGATCGCAAACCATCCGGGGCCATACCCATAAACCTCGTTTGAAGTCACCGTATCCCATCGTGGTGCGATAACAGGAAACTCAATGAATCCTGTTGTTGAAAGAAATTTATCTCCACCTTCGCTCAGCTCCCAGTAAACAGACCTATAAAGCATATTCTTATTATCGTCCATACTCAAATCAGCGTTTGTATTTGGCTCAATCAGGTGACGGATAATAATATCAACGTCAACTCTGTTGTTATCTTTATGCTGTTGGATAACAGGAGAGCAATTATTATACCCGAACATCTCAACACATTGACCGACCTTCAACTCAAACTCACGAGCGAACGAATTAACGATACCGCGGCTATCGGTCCCAAGATAATATTCACCGGCTGTAAAGTTCCTTAATCGGATCACAGAGTCATAATCCTCAAGAATAATCGAACAACTCGTTGCGAACTGCCCCAACTCTTCATACATTGAATAGAAAACGTCGTATGTATTGCTGTTAGCGCAGACATCAAGCATCTTTTCGGTTGTATCATCAAGCCAAACACGCACAGCAGGAACCTTATTCCTCTCTTTATCAGCGATATTAAGCCTACACCATGGCCTTGAAGGGCTTGTCATGCCCGACTGCATACCGCTTGCAAGGATCTTAATTGAATTAGTCGCGTGATCGTCAAGTAAAGTCTTATGGTCGATCATCTGACCTTTAGTCTTCTGCGTGACAAACTTGCCGCGAGTCGGATTTAGATACGTTGAGAGCGTCTGAAACGCGCTTTCAAACTTCTTATATTCACTCTGCAACGAGTTGAATCTCTTATTAGCTTCTGTTTTCTTATCCAAATTAGGCATATTACTGTCCTAGTTTTGTTTTGCCAGTT